CGTCACCGTTGCCGTCTATAAATGATATACTTACTCTATCACCCATTGTTTCTCCTTTCTTTGTGTATGGCGCTGTTTATACTCACAATGCTAAACTCATTGAGACGGGAACTATTTAAACATTCTTCCCGATAGTGAAACATGGTCTTGTTTCTTTTCATGCCTGTACCATACATATTTATAATATAATTATTTCCCATAAAATTGCAAGTAGTTAATAAAAAAAATTTGACAATAATATAAAGTCCTATAAATTTAAGATATTAATAAATAAGGAGAAAGAAGATGAAAAAATATAGAGCAATAGATGAATCTTATCAGCGTGTGTATTACGAGGCTATATTCGAAGCAAAGGACGAAGATGATGCTGAGCGCATGGTTGCTGATGGGATGGTCACTTGGAACGAAACTAATTCTAAATTAGACGAAAATAATGTCACTATTGAGGAGATTAAAGATGAATAACTTAGTGAATGAATGGAACAAGAGGGCTTCTGTATTAAATAATATGCAAATTAAAAAGGTGTATTACGAGAAAGACGAATATACAGGTAGATATGGTGTAGTCATAGAATTATATTTGGGCTTCAAATTATGGATTATGTCAGATGATGAGGGTAATGACGTTGGTGCTATACATACTAATATTAAAGAATTACCTTCATTACCTAGAATATAAGGGAGTTAAAAAATGAGTGAACTAAAGGAATATCAATTTATTGTACCGTGTTCGTATTATTATCAAATAGAAGCAAAAACAGAAGAAGAGGCAAGGCAGATATTAATTGACCGTGGTGGACTTGATATAAGTGGAGATCTGTTATTGGACGCAGAATCATATAAAAAAGCTGAATGTATAGGAGTAATGGACAATGAGTGAATTTAAAGATTGGGTAATGAATGAGCAAGAGAAAGACGATATATTAGATCAAATATCAGATGAGTTAGAACAAATGTCAGTAAATAATTTTGCTGATTTAGTAGATCAATATGACTTAGGTATAGAAGAGATAGATAAAATATTTTGGAATTTACGAGATAAACTTTATGATGAGAGGAAAAATAAAAATGAAAACTAAATTTGAGGAAGATAAAGAATATGATATAGCATGGTATATCGGAGTAGATGATTGTGAAAACGGTGATGAAGCAGTCTATCAAATAAAAGAATTAATAAACAATCCAGATTACGCAAAAGAATTTATAGCAGATTATGAAAGGTGGGTTAAAGAAAAAAGAAAGGACATGGAAGAATAAAAATGAAATATAGATATCTAGAAGCTAGGGGTTATTGGGATGATAACCCTCAAAATGCCTTTGATGTTAAAATAGCTATTGATAAATGGGATGGCAATGACGAATGTGAAGATGATATGCAAATATTCACTTACCTAGATGAAGATGAATCATTAATGGAAGGTGACATTATTTCTGATAACTTTACGATAGCAAAAATCTATGGACTAAAAGGAAGAGAGGAAAAAGGGTGAAAAGCAAATATTCTTACGACAATGTTTTACCCGATTATATCATTAATAATGACGACGGTGAGAAAAGAATAAAGCGCAAATGTTTTCATTGTGGTAAAGAAACACTGATGACTAAATTTCAACGGTGGTGTTCTGCCCATTGTAAATATATGGCAACACAAGATTGTGACGGTCAAGCACAAGAAGATTTTAAGGTTAGAACATGATTAAACTTGTTTTAACTTGGGTTTTTTTATTTTATGTTATTGCTAATCTTGAGTCTGCATATCATCATGGTCGATTACTTTTACTTCTAAACCAATAGATTCTCCGTTAACAACATTGTGGTCTCTAATTTCTTTTAACTTAGCTTCCAGTTCTGATCTAGTCATGTTGTCAAGGGAGGCAGTCACCACCTCTTTACGATCTACATAAAAACCTGCTAACTGACCGCGACGATACTCTGCCTGAACAGCAGGTCCTAACTGACCATTGGCAACAGCTTGTTCTCTTAATCTTGAAAGTTCTCGTTGATGACTAACAAAAGTAATTTTACTTGCTTCTGCATATTCTCTTTGTAAGTCCTCGATAGCTTGCACCACGTTAGGAAAGTATTTAGGATTTCTTAGGTTGCAAGCTTGTGATACTGCTGATCGTTCAGAATATCCTGCTTGTCTTGCACACTCCGTCGCCGTGAGACGACCGTTCTCTTTTACAAATATTTCTACAAATCTTTTCTGTTTAGGCGATAAGTCACCATTTTTTATTTTAGGCATTTTTTTACTTTAATACACTTTTTCAATTCTGTATAGATTATTTTAATTCAATATTATAATTAATAATACTACTTTCAGTTCAAAAAAGACATATAGGGTGAGTTACTTGTGGTTACTTGTGGTTACGTCATTAAAGTAACCGTATTATTATTGATTTACAATGGTTTTTGACTAAAGTTACGTGGTTACGTCTATTTTGTCGAATTTGAAAAACTATAAATCACTTTCAGTTTAAAATATCTATAGGAAAGTAAATATTGACAACATAATCCTAGAAAGTTATATTTAAATAGGGCTAATGACGATTCCTCCTTTTTATAACACACGACCCCTTCTTCAAGGTCATTTTCATTGAGCATTAGCCCTAAAAAATGTTGCAACGATAATTGTGAAAAAAATGCGGTTGTAATAATTAGAGATATTTTGTTTTATTGTGCAGAGTGCTACATCATGATAAAAAAAATTAAATGAAAAAAAAGTCAGAAGTCGAAGAAATCAGTCCCATGGTCCTTGTTTCGTGGCACGACGCCAAAGACGGAGAAACAGGGTGGCATGATCTAGAAGATATAAAAAAAGAAAGATTAGCCGTTTGCCATTCCATAGGATGGATGATATACAAAGACAAAGAAAGAACTGTGATCATGTCAGATTATTCAGAGTTCGATGAAGAAAAAGAAGGCGGACGACACATCGTCATTCCGTCGGGATGGATTAAATCAATTGCATTTTTAGACGTAAAAAGATTGGAGAGAAACTGATGGCTGATAAAAATAAATATACAGATATGTCATGGTTTAAAAGAGCCATAGACAAAAGCACTCCAACGACAGAAGCAAATGAAACAATTAGAACTTCATCATTTGAACAAGACGGTGAGATATATTTAGTGCCGACCATGAGAATGATTGATGGTAAGTTAACAAAGGTTGATAATCCTCTACAATATGCGCTTGATAAAGGTGATTTTTTAACAGGATTTAAAAACGAACAAGAGGCAACAGAGTTTTCTAAAATGATAAGCAATGTTGTTGATATGAAAAGAAATGAAAACAAAAGGATAGAATAAAATGGATATGCAAAGACTATTAAAATCAGTACGTGACCATGAGGGTTACCGCAACAAAGTATACTTAGACACACTAGGAAAAAGAACCGTGGGCGTCGGCCATCTTTGCGTCGAAGATTTTTGGGAAGACGGTAAAGAATACGACGAAGAGTTTTTAATGGAAATATTAGAAAAGGATTTAGAGAACGCGATATCAGGCGCAGAAGAATTACTCGGTGAATATACGGTCCATGATCAGTGCAAAGAGATTATCGTCGAGATGGTATTTCAACTAGGAAAGACGGGCGTGAGTAAGTTCCGCAATATGTGGTCAGCGTTAAAAGATAAAACACCACCAGATTACAAAACCGCCGCGGCCGAGATGCTCGATTCGCGTTGGGCCAAGCAGACCCCCAATCGCGCAAAGAAAATGTCAGAGCTGATGGCGAGCTTGGCGTAGTGGACGACGAGTTATTAAAATGGAACGGCTTTGACGACGCTATCTTAGGCGTGGGTTCGCGTTGCGGTATGGACGACGTACTAGTTTATAGCAAAAAGAAGATGGCATATATCTTGAGAGACAAAGAAGATATGAATGTAGAAGAGGCGATAGAATACCTCGATTTTAACGTTTTAGGGGCCTATATAGGCGAAAGAACACCTATCGTGGTAGAAGACTTCATCTAATGGACGTTTGCCCTATCTGTGAGTTCGATGTGGAGGATTGCGATTGTTTAGTGTAAGCATGAATAGAAGACTTTATAAGAAAAGAAGAAAGGTAATAAATCCTATGTACATCAGTAATGATATCTATGAGGATAGATATGTGGGCCATAAGCCTAAGCCTTGGAGTCATCTCATTTACGTTGTGGGAGATGAAAATAATAACTTTAAAGTAGGCAGATCAACTACCAAAACTTTTGATAATAGGCTTCAAACGATTCAAGTGGGTAATCCTTTTAAATTAAATACTTATCTTATCGTCGTCGTGAATAGTCCAAAGATGGAGAGAACTTGTCACAAAGCATTAGAACAAAGCGGCGTGGTGAAAAGAAAAGGAGAATGGTTTAACGGTGAGTTATCTGTTATTCGTTCTGTAATTTTTGAAACGGTGAATAAATATGATTAATATAATTATAGGTACTTGTTTGGTCTTAATTACGCTTTTATTAGTGCTTTT